ATGGAGGTGTTTAAACTAAATAAAGAAGAACAAAAAGCTTGCCTTGTCCATGCTTACGGACTGTCAGGAACAGGATTGAAAAAACACATTGCTTATTTTCATTATTTAATCACCCATTTTAATGTTCAAGCAGTTTGCTTGGACTATGCTGGAGGCGTTCAGTTCATTTCTGCCTGTAATGAAAGCGAATTATTTAAAAAGGATGGAATTAATCTTGGAGTTTTAGAAATAGACAATGAATTTGACAAGCCAGAAGAATACCACAAGGACTTAATAAAGTTCAAAAACTCACTAAAGCCTTCTCAATACAATTTTTGTTATTTAAGAAAGCCTACTTCGAATTGGAACAGGCAAGCTAATGAGCTTTTGCAAACCAATATAGATCACAAGAGGATTTGGTTCGCTTGCCCTGCTATTGATGAAGCTTTTGTCGCGCAAAGGGACAAACAAATTCCAATAGATAAATTAAAGTGGGATAAAGCTAGACCTCCAGAAAGCGCAAAAGGAAAGAAGATAGATTTTTTAGACCACCAAGTTTCTAAAATAGAACAAACAAAACAGCAATGCGCGAATATTGAAGTTGTTACTAATCCTCAAGGCTCTCAAACTTTTAGACTGCCGCCTCACATGAGTAGACAGACGGGGCCGAATAAGCCAAGAAGGGATAATTATTCTGCGCTTGTTTTGGGGAATTGGATGGCAAAAATATATTTTGACTCTTTTTACGCGCAGCCAGAAGACGTTCCTTCTGCCACGTTTACGCCATTTGCTATTTAATTAAAAGACGCTGGTTGTTATAATTTGATTGAAAATGTGAATTGTCAAACATTTTTTTCGAAAAATCAACAAATAGTGTAAAATTCAATATGCCGCGCAAGTATACTAAGAAGAACCAAGCATACTGGGCTGAAAAGTCTCTTGGAATGTCAAAATCAAAGTCGGAAAATTCTCAAGAATCGACTTTTGAACCTCAAATGATGGGAGAGCCTTTGATTTCTTTTGAAGAATCTAAGGCAAATAGGTTGTCATCTCCCAACCAAAGAACTAAATCGAGAACTAATAGAGTTACGTCTGGAAGAATACGAGATAAATTCACTAATATCCAAGAAGGGATTCTTCCATACGATTACACTGGCGAGTATGTAAGTATTAAAGATGCAATTGTTTTAACTCAAAAGGCTTATTTTAACATTCCTGTATTCAAATACACGCTTGACTTGCTTTCTGAATTTGCCAATACAGAGGTCTACTTAAAAGGGGGAGACAAATCCAGTCGTAAATTTGTAGAGGCGTGGCTTAAAGTCATTAACTTGTATGATTTAAAAGACCAATTTTTTAGAGAATACTTTCGTTCTGGTAATGTTTTTCTTTATGAGCTTAGAGGAAAATTAACGAAAAGCAGCGTAAGAAGGTTTGCGATCTCTAGCGCAGCCGAAAAAAAGGATATTCCCGTCAAGTATCTTCTTTTAAATCCTGCCGACATAGTTGTTAATGACCAGCTAAGATTCGGAGATTTTTCTTACGCGAAGGCTCTTACTCCTTTCGAGATTACGAGACTCAAGGAGCGAAAAACAGAAGAGGCTAAAAAAATGTTCGAAGGCCTTCCAGAAGATGTTCAGAAGCAATTAAAGGCAGACACTGCTTTCTCTACAAAAAAAGAAATACTGTTGCCTCTTGAGTTTGATTTGATTCATCCGGTTTTTTACAAAAAGCAAGATTATGAACCTCTTGCTGTTCCTATGGGGTTTTCTGTTTTGGACGACATAAATAAAAAGCAAGAACTTAAAAAGGTTGACCAAGCAATCATAAGGTCTATTGAGAATGTTATTTTGTTGGTGACTATGGGCGCAGAACCCGACAAGGGAGGCGTAAACCATAAGAACATAGCTGCAATGCAGTCCATTTTTGAAAACAAGAGTGTGGGTCGAGTGCTTGTTTCCGATCACACTACAAAAGCAGATTTTGTCATGCCTGATTTAAAAAAGGTGATGGGCAAGGAAAAATACGAAGTATTAAACAGAGATATTGAAGAAGGGCTTTCTAATATCTTATTGGGCGAAAGCAAATACGCCGATACTGAATTAAAATTAAAGATATTCTTTGAAAGATTGAGTGAAGTTAGAGAAAGGTTTTTAAGAGACTTTTTGCAAAAGAATATTAATAAAGTTTGTAAGAGTGCTGGATTTAGAAATCCACCTACGGCAGCTTTTGTCAAAAAGGACACAATCACAAATGAAGACCTTCAAAAACTTGCAACGAGAATGATGGAATTAGGCATTATCGCTCCAGAGCAAGGAATGGACGTTATCAACAAAGGAAGATTTCCAGAAGCTGAAGAAATGACGGAAGCTCAAGAAAAGTATCTTAAAGAAAGAGAAAAAGGGCATTATTTACCTATGGTTTTAAGTCAGACTCTTTTTGACACAGAAAACGAATCTGCGGAGGAAGAGCTTCAACCAACTGGAACAAAGGAGAAAACAACTGTCAGTGCGCCAACTGGAGGAAGGCCAATGGGAACGGCATCTTCAAAGTTTTCTCTCAACGGGATTAAGAACACAATCAAGCGTTTAAATGATTTTGAATCTAAAGCTCAAGCAGAGTATAGAAAAAAATCAGGCATCAAAAGATTAAACAAAGATCAGAAGAAATTAATTTCCGATATTTGTTCTTCAATCGCTTGCGATTGCGAATCTAAAGATTGGGATTCTAAAATTTTAGAGATCATTGACGATAATTCCGCTTTATTAAATTTGGGTGTAAGCGATGGAGTATTGAGTATAGCAGCAGAACACGGTCTTGATGACTACAGTGCGGCAATACTTTACCATTCTGACAACTTTAAAGATGAGTAAAGCAAAATTTGTTGGCGACCTAAAAGTTTTAAACGATCCAGAACTAAAGGCATTAGGCATTTCAAGGGCTTCCTTAATTTCAGAAGCCTCTTCTCTAATTCCTGAAAATCTTGACATGGAGAAGGGAGTTGATATACTTCCTGTGGTTTTTAACTTGGCCGTTGTAAACTCTTTCAATGCAAATGGAGATGGCATAGATTCCATCTCGGCGGCAAAAATGGTTAAGAACTTTATTCATAGGCCGATTAACTTAGAGCATCACAAAACAGATATTGTTGGTCATATCATTAATGCAAGTTTTTCAGATAAACAGCCTGACTTTTTTGAAAGAGATATTACGGATTTTATAGACAGAAAAGACCCTTTTTATATTACGGCGGCGGCAGTGATATACAAACACGTTTTCCCTGAATTGTCTGATGTTATTTCGCAAAGTTCCGACAAGGAAAGTCCTTACTACCAAGCTTTTTCCACTTCTTGGGAGGTTGGATTTAACGATTTTGACGTTGTAGTTGGAGAAGGGGACTCTAGAGAAGTTTACGAAAAGGGTTCTGAAGGCTTTGATTCTTACAAAGACAATTTAAAGGTATTTGGAGGATCAGGCTTTTATAATGATAAACCTGTTAATAGACTTTTAAAAGGTTCTTTGTATCCTTTGGGTGCAGCTATCACAGAAAATCCAGCGGCGAAAGTCAAGGGTATTTATACTAAACTCGTAGAAAAAGTAGCTAATCATAATAAAAAAAGTTCCCAAAATAAAAAAGAAGATGTAACTAATAACAAGGACAGTGATAATTTTCAAATGACCGAAGAACAATTCAACCAATTAACGGAGCTTTTAAAAGCAATTTCAGAAGCTAAAAACTTTGATTCAGAAAGCAAGGCATCTGAGGCCTTTACTGAAATCCAAAAAACCCTCAAAGAAGTCGGAGAGGGCTGGCAGAGTAAAGCTCAAAAAGCCGAAGCCGAAGCCAAGGAGATCGAAGCTGAAGCCAAGAAGATCGAAGAAGACCTCGCAGCTTCCAAAGTTGTTGTTGAAAATCTTGAAAAGGAAATCGCAGAAGCTAATGAGTCCATCAAGAGCCTCAAAGAAGACGCTGCTGTAAGAGACGCTGCTGAAAAGTTTAATTCAAGAATGGCTTCTCTTGCAAACGAATTTGACTTTACTGATTCTGAGGAAGAAATCGTTTCTGATGAAGTTCGTGCTTTAAATGAAGACGAAGACTTTGACAAATATGTTGAGAAAGCCAAAGTTGTTTTCGCTCACAGAATTAAGGTAGAAGAAGAGGCTCCTGCTGAAGAGGAAGAAATTGAAACTTCCGAAACTTCCGAAGCGAGTGTAACAAATAACAACGGCGACGAATCTGAGCAAAAATCTTTATTCGAAAGAGTAAGAGAAGCAGGGTTAACAGTTGCTTCTTAATTTTAAAATTTAACTAACAAAAACATGGCACAATCTATTACTCGCTTACTTCCAAATCGAAGCATCAATGAAAATGATGTTATCAATTTTTACTCTTTAAATACGGCTTCTGGAGAAGCTGGAACTTTTGTAAAAGTTGTTGACGCTGATTTATCCAAAGACGCTGTTCAGTATGTGGACAGACCAGATGGCTTCGCAAACACTTTAGGTAACGGAACTTCTCAGTATCCAGAAGTGCCTTACAAAGTTGGAGAAACTTCTGGAACGGGAGACGCTGGTGCTGTTCTCGGAATGCTCTTACGAGACGTAAGAGAAACTGACGAAAACGGAGAGAAGCTTCTCTTTTATCCAGACAAAAAGGCACAACTTCAGTGCGTTGTTTCTGGAGAAGCTAACCCTATCGCAACAAGAGGAACCGTTGAATTGAACGTCAGAGGTCTTGAGGGAGGAGTTTGTCCAAATGTGAATGACGCAGCCGTTCTTGGAGCAAATGGTAAAGTGACGGGAGTTGCTTATTCCGCTCTTAGCACTGAGCAAAAAGACGCAACAGTTGGAAAGTTTATCGGAACTGGAATTAGAGTTTCAGAAAACACCACCGATGCTCACGAAGGAGTTTACGCTTATCTTAAATTCTCTATCTAATCAAATAACCTAATTTTATCATGCGAATCGAAATCGAAAACACCGAAGATCAACTTGAGTTGATTAAAGCAATTGCATCCAAAGACCCTCAAGTGGCCTACGAAGCGAAAGCTGCTGTAGCAGACATTGTTGCTCCAGTAATCAGCAGGGTTATTAATACCGCCCCAACTGTTTCTAATTTTTACAGAACCGTTGGATTTGGAGAAGACGAAAACCCCTCTATGCCTTTAGACCTTCTTCACAACATTACTGGAGAAGACTATATTAGAGTTCACTCTCAAACTGTAGCTGGAGGCCTCTCTTCTAACGAGTTGTTTCCTCCATCTGATGAGCTTAAATTCAAAACTTACTCTCTTGATAGTGCTTGGTCTGTTGACAAGAAGTTTGCAAGAAAAGGTCGCCTTGACGTTATTTCTGCAATCTTTACGAGAATGGCTCAAGAATTTCTCTTGAAGCAAGAGAAGACTGCTACGAACCAACTTTTGGGAGCTTTAGTTGCTGCCGACACTAACGTTGGTGCAGGAGTAGCCGCTGGAAACCACGTTATTTCCGCTGGAACTGCAAATCAGTTACAAATTGATGATTTCAATAACTTAATCACTCTCTCTAAGAGAATGTTTAGTTCTTATTCTTCTGGAACGCCTACTACTGGAACTAGAGTCGGAATTACTGACTTGGTTATGTCTCCTGAAATGACCGAAGAGATTAGAGGCATGGCTTATCAGCCTGTTAATACTCGCTCTGGCGCAGTTGCCACTAGCGGAGCTTCCTCGATCCCTGCAACAGAGCAGATGAGAAACGAGATCATGGATAGTGCTGGTCTTGCTCAAATTTTCGGAATTGGAATCGTTGAAATCCTTGAAATGGGAGTTAATCAAAGATACAACAAGATTTTTGATGCAGTCAACACTGCTGCGGGATCGCCTGTCACATTTACTCAAGCCAATGATGAAATCGTCTTGGGTATTGACAGAAGTAATCCAGACGCTCTTATCAGACCTGCCATCACCGAAGAAGGTCTTTCTACTGAAGTTTCTATGACACCTGATGATCAGTTTGTCGATAGGCAGAAGAAGACTGGTTGGTATGGCCAAATTGAAGAGGGCCGCGTCATTACCGAAGACAGAGTATTGACTGGATTGGTTGTTTAATAGCAATTGATAAAAACCTTAAAAAGCCAATTGCGATTTTTTCGCAATTGGCTTTTTTATTTTAATACGTTATAATATAATATGGAAGAAGAACTAGATAACAAAACAACATTTGATTTCGACACTACTGATGCAAAAAACAGGGAAGAATCTTCTCAATTTGAATTGGATGAGCTTTTGCAGCTTAGAAACGTAAATCCTTATGGAACTTTAAATAAAGACATCTTCGCGTCAAAAGTCGAGGCCATGACCCTTGACGAAATGAGAGTTTTAGCTTCTAGAATCGGACTGACTCCAATCAACAGGCAAGAAGCTTTAAGAGGTAGACTTTTAGATTCTTTTAGTGATTATGTTTTAAAATACAGGGCTACACAAAAGCCCAAAGGAACCTCGGTCGATCCAAATAGCGAAGCTTACAAAAGTATAGAGCATCTTCTTTGATTTAAGTGTAAAATAAGGAGATGAACGATCTTGAATCTCTTGCTAGTGGTATTGTAGAATATTCTTTTCCAGATGACACAGGCCGCTTTCCCGTATCTTTTGTTTCTGGATGGCTTGAAACAAGTATTGGTGAACTGAATGGATTAACTCACGAAGACTTTTATATAGACTCTACTGGAGGAATTGGCCCAAGCGGTTTATATCCTGTTGAGAAAGAAATATTCTCAAAGCTTTATGAGATTAGTTATTATGAAAGAGCAGCGCGAGAAGCATTACGAGGAGTAATTTGGGGCGGCTCTGGAAGCCTTTCTGATAGTGTTACTATGGTAAAGGAGGGAGATACTACAATACAGAAAGTAAGCAAACACCAAGTTTCAAGGTCATTCTCTGAATTTGCCAAACAAGCGAAAGATAGTTTGCAAGATTTAATATCTCAATATAATATCCAAAAGTCATCCCCTATTCAAGTTGCTGGACTTGATGGATATGCTGAATAATAATGGCCTCTTCTTTGTTTACAGATGATGAAAAAGATGACTTGTCTGATTTGCTGGATAACGTCCACGAAACATTCAAGAAGGTGATTTATGCATTTGTTGAAGAAAATTCAAATACGCCCGTAGACCTTAATTACAATCCTATTTACGGCTCTTACAAGGATGAGTCCAAAGGTATAACAGATAAGGTTTTAACAAAAAACACAATTAATGCCAGAGTTAAATACTTTAAAAAGGGCGAAGAGGACAAGCTTGATGATACTGGACTAACTTCTTCTGAAAGCTTGGTTAGGGTAAAAGTTACGAATGCAGACAAAGAGACTTTATTAATATCTTCTTTTGTTGATATTGATGGAGAAAAATATACAGTAGTTTCTGACACTGAAGTTATTGGGCCTTTTGGCTCTCAATACTACAAACTCTATTTAAGGAGGGCTACTTAAATGGCTTCTTTTAAAGTTAGAATAAACAAAGCATCTCTTATGAGTGAACTTTCTAATACTGAAAATTCGAAATCAATGAGGACTCTGCTTGAACAAACCGTAGAGGCTAGGGTGGAAAAATCTAAACAAGAAATGGAGAATGATTTTGCGAATCATCCAGTAACTAAAGAGTTAGATAATGGCCCATCCTCTTCTAATATCTCAAAGACTTTGGGCGGTTATGGCAACTTGTTTTCTTTTATAGGTTTTACTTCGCAGGAAAAGCCTGTCGCGCAAATTAAAAAAGAGATTGAAAAACCTGTCAAAATTAAGGCAAGAAAATCAATTTTTAGCAACGGAAGGTTTAAAGTAGAAACTAATATTCCAACTCAAGAGTCACTAGAGGACTCTGGAAAAATCCCTTGGTCAACCGGACTTAGCTGGTTAAAAGGTATCGAAGAAGGAATTTCAGGATTGGGATTCTTTATTTTCAAAAAGGAGGGTGGGCTTTCTTCTAGATCGAAAACTGGAGTTCAGACCAAAGCGGATAAGGGAAGACAGTTTAAGCCAACTCCTTATTTAACTAAAATTTATAAAGACTTTTTTGATAGCATTAAAAAATGAAGGCTCAATTTGCTCACGAATTAATATCATCATTCTATTTGTGGTTTGAGGGCAAATTATTGTCTTCCGATTCGAAGGCTTACAAGACAAATCAACAAAACACTTTTGAATATGTAAATTTTAAGGATATTCCTTCTTCTTACCTTGGATACCAAGGTAGATTTAGGCAATTAGTCGCAGATGAAAATGTTGACGTTCCTAATTCTGGAGTTTTTATTGATGGGAGTTTTGTCACAGGCTCTTCTTCTGACATCTTTATAGACTACAACGATGGAAGAGTTATTGTCCCTCAAGCAAGCGGACAAAATTTAAATATAACTGCCAATAATACCGTTAAGGAGATCAATACTTATCTTTCAGAAGAGGATGAGGAGCAGATATTGTTGACAAGCGACTTCATTGACTCTTCCGACTTGTCCTCAAGCAATCTTTTTGAAAAAACCAGCAAGCGTAATAAAAAAACATATATTTTGCCAGCTTGTTTTATTAGATTACTGAATGAGACGAATGAAAGACTGTCGTTTGGTGGAGAAGACGACACCACAACAAAAGTAAGAGTAATTGTTTTAGCGAAAACAAACTATCTTTTGGATGGAGTCTTATCTTTATTCGCCAACACAGAAACAGAGTGCGTTTCTAGAATACCTTTTGAGGACTTCCCTTACGGATATTTTCATAATTTAAAGAATTTCCCCTACTCTTATTCATCTTTAAGTTCTAATTATGACTCAAAAACATTTATTGAAAATGTATCAACTTCCAAAGTTGTCGATTCAGTAACCCTTGATAAGATCGAAGAAAACTTATTATTAGGTTTTATAGATTTTGATTTATCAACATACCGTTACCCAAGAGCATAAACCTTGTGTAATTATTTATAAGTTAACTTTTCCAATTCATGGCTAAAAATAGAATTTTATCAAGCAACAAGGCTGTTTACGTCACAAAAACGGGCGTTTTTAACAATGGTGGTCCTCACCTTCCCATAAGCGCAGTGTCTGGAGTTGAAGCGACTCAACTTCATAGAGTAGATAACTTCTCTTATGAAGTGGATATCGCTGGAGCCAGACAAGACATTAGGGTTTTCGGTTCTTTACCAAGAATTGCTACTTTGGTAAACAACGACCTTACTGCAACGGCATCTTTGGGATACCTGCTTACCGATGGTGAAAACGAACATCACTTAGGTTTTGAAATTAAAGATTCTATTAACGCTCCTTTCAGTTCAAATGTTCAAGGTATTTCAGGATTTATTACTGAAAACGACGATTTTAAAGAAAGAAACTTATTTGTAGCGACAGTCGGGGAAGGCTTAGACGCTTTTGCACCCTCATCTTGGGATGACAGGACACAACATGATGTTGTCGGATTTGGCAATTGCTTCCCAACTGATTATAGTGTAGAACTTTCTGTTGGCGAAGTTCCTCGCGCTGATCTTTCTTTTGAGGCATCGAACTTGGTATATTATACTGGAGTTAGTTCTGGCTTGTATAATCCATCTTTAAATTCCTCAAACGGAGAAGCGGCTGATAGTGGGCATGTCGCGCTTCCACTTCCATCTACTGGAGATAGCACTGTGGACGTTCTTAGAGACGGTCAAGTGACTCTCGACCTTCAATCAGACACTGCATTGGGTATTGGTGGAGCTTCTCTAGCTTCAATTCACCCACAAAGCGTTTCTCTTTCGGTTCCTCTTTCTAGAGAGCCTTTGAAGGAAATTGGAAAAGAGTTTAGCTACGCAAGACCTCTTACATTCCCAATTGACGTTACCTTGTCTGTTAGCGCAATTGCTTCAAATCAAGATCAAGGAAGTATTTCCACACTCTTGACTGGTTGCGCTGGTCAAGAAAAAAGAGATATTTCTGTTAAGATGTTCGACAGGTGCGGATTGGGAGTTCTTAAATATGGCTACATTTTAAAGAACGCCGTTTTAGATAGCACAAGTAACAGTCAAGATTTAGACGGTAACGAAACTGTTGACCTTCAATTCTCTGCTCAAATTGGTGGAGCGACCACTACTACAGAAGGATTTTTCTGCACTGGAGCTTATGACACTAGTTTAGGCTCTCCTCTTTCTCCCACTTTGGTTACGGGATTAGTTGCTTCATAATCTTTCGTTCATAGTTTAGGAAAGAGAGGGGCTTCGCAGCTTCTCTCTTTTCTTTTTTTAATATGAAAGGTTATAATTTAGGTTATCATAATAAAAGCTTTTCCTTTAATGCTTCTATCGCCGTCTCTGTTCCAGAGAGCGGATTTAGTATGGAAATCGGCAAAACTGGAGAAAATTCATTTGATCCTGTCGTTTCCTTCTCTGGATATAGTGGATACCTATTCGACCAATCGGGACTTTTAGTTCATGGATATAGACAGAATCAAGTTTTCAACGTATCTGGAAACTACTTTTATGGAGATGCGTATGATTCTGGAGATAATGTGTTTGAAGATTCCACTGGTATAGCTAGGTTTTCTTATTTTATTAATGACAACTTGATTAGAAATAACATCAGTGGTCAAACTGGATTTATTGATTCAATAATTTTTGAGGATTACAACAATCAAAATACATTATCTATAGAAATCTTTTTAGATACAGGTTCTCCTTGTGTTATTGCAGACAATACTGGAACATACACTCTGTCTAGCGAGGGTTACTATTTAGCGGCAAGCGATTGCATTTAATATTTAAAAAGGTTATAATATAATATATGAAACCTCTTTATACATTTGAAACAAAGTTTAAAAACGAAAAAGTTAAAGTTTGTTTTGCGAAGCCTTCTCATGGAGACATTGAGGACGCTGAGTATGTTTACAGCCAAAGATTCAACAAGCTTTTAAATGACGGCTTTTTGAGTAGAGCCATGATGACTAAAAGGTTTGATGATATTGGAGGGATGTTTTCAGAGAAAAAGAATGAAGATGTGGCCAATCAAATCAAGGGGCTTATAGACGCGAAGAAGGCTATTGAATTTTTTGGTGGAGCTAAAAAGCTCTCAAAAGATCAAGAAGAGGAATTAGAAAAAGCGAAGACAAGCTATATCGCTCTAGAAAAGAGAATCATTGAAAATGACGTTCAATTAGAGCAAATGTATTCGCAAAGCGCGGACGCTAAAGCTGAAGAGCATCTTGTTAAGTGGTTTGTGGTTAACTGTTCTTATTTTTACGAAAAAATTAAAGACGGCAAGAAGATTAAGGAAGAGGCATTTCCAATTTTTGATGGAGCTTCGTTTAAAGAGAAAAACCAGCAGTTAAGCGATTTCCTTGAAGATGAGTCTGAAGAGGACGATCAGATTCTTTCAAAGAAGAAGTTTCTCGTAAGGGATAGTCTTACCTTGATCCAGAGGGTTGTTTCATTGTGGTATAACGGTCACGCGAAAGATCAGGAGACAACGGAAGAGGCTTTAGAGCAGTTCTTTGGAAAAGACGAGGAAGGCGCAGAGGAGCAAGCCTCAAAAGATGAAGATTCAAAAGCAGATAAATCTTCTTGAGATTCTCCAAGGCTACTCAGTCATAGGCGACGATTCTCAAAGATTTTATTTTAAACATCCAACAGTTCTAGATAGGCTTTCTGACTCTTTTAGATATAAAGAGTTGGAAAAAAGAGGGCGGAAAATAGGACTGTTAAATGAAGAAGAATTAATTCAAGACGCTATATCTTGCGGAAAGTATTCAGAAGAATACGAAGAGGAAAAGGCCGACTTAGAGTGGGCTTTAGGTAAAAAGAAAAAATTAGCGTCAAAGCTTCAGGATCAATCTTTATTAAAAGCCAATGAAGATTCTATCAAAAAAGATTCTGATAGAATTAAAGAGATAAATAAGATTAGAGCGGATTTTACTAGCAGTTCTCTAGAATCCTTTATTGCTTCAAAAACTCACCTATATTCTTGTCAGAACTTTTGTTTCAAAGACGAGAAGCTAAAAACTCCGATAGAAAAGTCTCAAGTCGAGAATTTTATAGTCGGATATTTGACTAAATACAACTCGCTAGTAGATTTGGACAATCTACTTGAAGTCTCTTATTTGCCAGATTTTTTTGAACTAATCAGGCTTTCCGATGATCCTCTTTTTGTTTTTGGTGAAGACTCTAAAAGCATAACGATATTCCAAAGAGACCTTTTAATATGCGGGAAGATGTTGAAATATAAAATCGACAATATTCAAGGAATCCCCAAAAAGGTATTAAACGATGCCATTCTTCTTTACAATTACGTTCCTTCAGAAAAAGCACAAGGGGAGGATGTTAATATTAGAGAGTATGTAGAGGAGAAGGGTGGATTAAAAAACATGACACCTTCTGACAAATTAACTTGATTTTTGTGTAATTAACTGTATATGGCTTCTTCTCCCACGGTTAATATTAATGGAAATCTAAACATTAATAATGCTAGTGTTAAAAAATCCGCTTCTCAAGTTCAGAGCGC